TTGGCGAATATATCCCCGATTATAGGCGCGGCGTCTGGATACACCCTGAGAAGTTCCATCATTTGAGTAGCAGCCTCTTCGCGTCTTGTCGTAAAGCTCGGCCCGCTTCTGACTACAAGATCATATTTGCCTTTGGTTAGATCATAGATACGAGCCTTCGGTTGACCCATTTCATCCATAACAGGCTGGCCGTTCTGCATCATGGGGATCGGCTGATTGACCTGTACGTTCTCAGGCTTGTCGTCTTCACCCAAGACCCTGATTACTCTTTCACCCGAATATACATGAGGAATTAAGTCGAGTATTACCTTCCCGGCGTGTTGTATCGCTTTATTGAGATTGTCGATAAAGTGGAAGGTTGAAATGTCCCCTTCCCTCTGTCTCGCTAAAATAGCCCTTCCTGATTGCTCATTCGACCTCGCACCTAGAGAAGCATCGAACATCCCGACCACGGATTTCATATCATCCGAGGCGTTGAGGGCTTCCTGTAAGGCTCCAGCCGGTGGCCCAGCAAATGATTGTCTTTGAGGGGCTACTTGTCCGTCATACTGCAAGTAGGGATGTGAGTCGGTATTAGCCGTCGCCCACTTGTCCCCGTCCTCATCGAACGCACCAACAGGCCCAATGAAAGGAGCCTTGGGAGCTAAGGCCACTAATTCAGTCGAGGCCGTTCGCCAGTAGTTATAAATCCTCTGTGGGTCTTTCGCGTCCCTGATTAGGGATTTAAAATGTCTCTTTCCCTCAACCCAACTCTCCTCGCCGTATACTGGAATAATGGGAATATACATCCCCGGCCAGTCGATCTCTTCTAATACTTCCTGACCGCTTAAAGTATACCTCTTGACCTTCCATGACTTAACCGTGCGGGTGTTCTCCACGAATACTTGAGACACGTCCCAGTAGTCTTTATTCTTTTCATAGACCTCTTCGTCTATTACTTGCCCGTCACTCAATAGAACGATAGGTCTGGGTTCCTCTACCCGCTTCCAGTAGTCTGCGACCCTAACCGAGTCCTCAGTTATCCAGTCGAGGTCTTTCTCTGATTCAAAGTCGGCATCCCAATCCACCTTATCTGCGTCTGGGAATTCCTTCTCGAACTCACTGTGGCTCATCATATCACTGACGAACCCTATATTCCAATCGCTGCTGTCTATCGCCGTGCTTCTCGGATCACCGTGTATCGTAAACGGATTGGCAATCCTCTTGATGAGAATATCCTGTTCAAACGTGTCATTGAAGGCGAAATCCACATCAATGATAAAATAGCCAAACCCCCCGGTTACCGCATCGCTCATCGCTGTATCGTAGGCAGCGTCGGCGTTACTCTGAACCTGTATATTCCTCAGGAGTCCGTTGAGTATCTCCGCGCACTCTACGTCTGCCTTATCGTCCACGGGGAACACTTTTACACTGGGTGTGTTCAGTCGGGCGTCGTTGGCTACTTGTCTAATGAAAGCTGGCATACGGTTGATCGTTAGAACGGGTCTGCCTTCTCTATTACGCTTGTTCCTGTCGGCTTCGTCCCATTGGTCACCCAGACGGGCAAACTTAATATCGCTCTCGGCGTTGTCGCGGTTCTCCTCCTCCGCTTCCTGGCAAGTCTCGAATGCCTCTTTAGCTTCTTTTACAATATCGTCCATTATCCCATCCAAGACCCGCCCGTATTATTGCGGTGGTCTACTTTAGGTTTCTGTCTGTTGAGCTTGGGGAATAGCTCGGTAAATGCCCATACCATAGCGTCCACTCTGTCGGGCGAACCATCGCCCTGATACCCAGCGGAAGTCATTTGGCACATCTGATCCTCCAGCTTATCGAACGTCCCGGCGTGTGATATGCGTCCCAACTGGTACAGAGCCGAGATCGGCTCCGCTCGAACGTGCTTTCCCCTTGTTGCTCGCACCTCGATTATCCGTATCCCCGGCCTCACGCTCTCAAGCGTATGCCGAACCATATCCCCGCCTTGATTAACCTCTATCACGATTGCGTCTGCCGTATGCTTATCATAAGCCGCTATTGTCTGTTCCGCCCATTGCTTCGGCGAGCCGTGCCTTGATAGGTCGTCCAGAACGTAGCCCTTACTGTCCTCGCCTACCCCACAGACTATAATTCCATGTTCGTCTGAGCCGTCCGTATCACTTACCGCAGGGTCTACAGCGACCACTATTCTATTCATTCCAGGCGGCTCTTTAGTCCTGCCCGAATGTAGCGTTGCCCGATCCCAGATGGCTCCTATTGCAGTCGGCTCATAGTCACCCATCCAGATATGACCGTAGCGTTCTGCATTATTAGCTCTGTCAAACTCCCGCTCGCTATCCAGTTCCTTGGGAAAGAACGGGTTATCAGGATAGTTGACCTTTTTAATAACCGCATTGTCAGGGACAACTTCGCCTCTGAACCTCTTGTCTATCGGGTCACTCGAATGCCTTGGGTTCCATGAGAACCATAGCTCGGACTTACTCTTTCGTATCGTCGGGATAAGTATCTCCAACGAGTTATCCGAGATTGTCTGAGCCTCCTCGACCCAGGCTATATCGATTCCTTCCATACTCTTGATCTGATCTGCCGTCATCTTACCCAGACCAGCAAAGATAAAGTTCGTCCCGTTCTTGCCCCGTATCTCTGTTTGGTACGATTGATAGAACGACTCCATACCAAAGTCGGCTATCTTATCGTCCAGTAGCTGTTTAACGCTGTCCTTGATACTTAACTGAACCTCGCGAGCGCATAGTATACGGAGAGGCTTCTCACCCCCACGCATCAGTAAAGCAGTCGCAAATGAATGGGACTTGGCCGACCCTCGACCCCCGTAATATGCTTTGTATCTCGCGGGCTGTCTTAGATCCTCAAACGCTCTCGGAAGAGTCACTGTCTGCATACTTGACCGTAAACGACATATTCAACGGATTGCTTTCGTCGCCCTTCAGTTCAACGCTCGATAAATCGGGCAGGGTTTTCTTCAATAAACCCAACGCAACTGTTATCTGTTCCCTACTCATCTCGATTGGCTTCTTTGTTTTTGGGTCCGTCCCATCTAATACAAATGAATTCAACCTGTTAACGAGCTGACTTGTCTGTATTTTCTCCCGCGTTCTGGCGTCATGTTGTGGGTTTAATCTTCTAGCCATTACTACTTCCAGGTTATTTTATCTATGCTGGATACCTACGTGCTAAATTTTTCTATCGGTGGTGTATCCGCAGGGAGATTATGAAAAGAACCAGAACACGCCTACAAAGAATACTATTGATATTGCTCCCAGAAGTAGCTCCCGTTTATCAAACATTACTTCTTTTTACGGGTGGTCTTCTTTTTACGGGTGGTCTTCTTCTTTGCGGCGTACTTCTTAGCCGCAGCCTTACCCTTCTTGGTATAAGCAAAGTGTCTACCGCCTACTTTCGGCATATCAGACCCCCATTAAGATCAGTAAAATTGTTAACCACATCAGTGCATACTCTCCACTTGAAAATCCATTAAGCCCAACATTCCTCTCGCCATAAACTCTTCGGCGAAGAACTCGGCTTCTGCCATGCTGGTAAACTCGACAATAATACGGGCTTCAAATACGGCGTTGCCATCGTTTTCAGATTCAACAACGTCGATCCTCTCGGCATCCATTCTTTCCCCCATTAAAAAACCCGCCATCTTTTAGACGCACGGGCCCACACACAGAAGTATAGAAGTTATTTTGCTTTGTCTACTTTTTTTTTGTGTTTTGTTTTCCGCGTATATTTCTTCAGATCTGGTTCGACCCTATGACCTAAGGCGTGGCGTAGTTTCCACGACGGATCGCGCACCTTCTTTTTCATAGTATATGAAGAAATACGTCAATTAATACCGTTATGAAATCAAGTATGTCCATTATCCTTTCTCCTGTAGCTTCTTTTCAAGCTGTCTAAGCTCGGCATTCGCTTCGGGTGTATCTGGTATATATACCATCTTTCCCTTTAGCCCCTGCCGTATCTTTCTAACACGCCAGTCGAGTTGTCTTTCAGCATTACTCTTAACCATTTTTTTCCCCAATCACCAAACGCTATCGTATGTCTGATAAGGGTCCGGCTTATAGTTATCCTTTGTTTTATCCAAGACGTAATCTTTCATAATAACCCCCAGAGATGGGTCGCCCCTCTTATGAGACCTGATCCAAATTCTACGGTGCGGATTTTTTAACACTCTGAAATGCCCCCTGACATCGTGCTGTCTCTTCGGCGTTCCGTAGCCTATCTCATTCGCCTTAATGATTATATGCTCTTTAGGCAGCGCCAATTTAAGACGATGGAATGTATTCAGAGGCCTGACTTTGCCGTGTCTTATTTTGCCCTTTGTTGCCTTTCTGGGTTCCGATACAACAATCCAGTCATGGTTTATCATCCACATAATGGTCAGCAGCCATCTTAGATCGCCATCAACACATTCAGCCGACACTCTATTGGCCTCTGCCATAAACTTATCATCATACGCCCAACCAGCTCGCCACTTCTCTTCTGAGACCACCCATTTCATTGATCTTGTTTGCACACTTAAAGCCCTTCGCATCATTTCTTTGGCTGCCGCCTCAATCGGGCCGTCCAATGCGGCGTCTGGGTATGCCTCCCCCTTAACGGGTGCTTCCCCGCAATGTTTAGCAACCCATTCACGACCCAACCAATAGTTTAGTTGATGTAAATGGCTACTCACACTGTTCGCCACGTCTTGATTATTTTTCAGTTTTTCCCGTGATTTATTACTTTGCGGGTATTCTAAATATTTATCATATCCTGGTATTCCTGTTATCTTAAACATTTCCGAAGGAAGGAACCCAGGGGTCTTTAAAACAAAACAATTTAGAGTGGTCCATATTTGTTCCCGTTTTGAATCCGACTTTCTGCTCTCCAATAGTAATGGTACACCCTTTTGCAACAACTCCCCTTCTGTATAGAACCCTGTAAAATAGTGACCGTCATCAATATCAAGAAGTGACCCTTTAGTTACTCTGGGATTAGTCGGTGTAACTAAATACCCCACCCTACTAAACGTTGTATAAGACCCGCCTATAATCTCCTGCCTGACGTTTTCATCCCATTCAATCCACATTAAATCATAACAAGGTCGTGCGCTCTTGGCTCTATCATTCAAAGTATGAAAATCATCAAGGCTTAACTGATAAGCGGTTTCCAGAAGTTCAGGGGTTACTTCAAATCGTATGGCTTGACGTATCTCCGCTCGTGTCAGGTCAGCAGCTTCCCTTGCTCCCCTGCTATTAACAAACTGCACCAGATCCTTGGTAGGGTTTCCTAAAGCCGCGATAACATCATCCGCTAGACATGGCTCTATAGCTCGTTCCATTTTCTTCCCTTTCAATCAAAAAACTTTCCATTTGCTTTTATATCCTCAACCAGCTTGGTCGCTTCTTTGGCTATCTTTTCCGCCCTCATTAGCAAGCGGTCCTTATACTCAAGGCCAGTATTAATACCAACGCCCAATCCATATGAGCGGCTTACTAGTCCTAGCTCGTGCAATTTATCGTAAATTATGGAAACACTTTTCGGCCCCAGGTTGGGCAGTCTATCAAGTGTTCTCCTTTCTATTTTTTGCAGCTCGCCAATAGTCGTGATATTTTCACGATTAAGTATGTTTTGAATCCGGGTGTTTTCACTGGAGCAACCAAACTCAACCGAGGTAACATGGAGATTAATCATCTCGCCTTACCTCTTCAAAGCGTCTCCGTGAAAGTTTACCGCGCCCGCCATAATCATCAGCCAGATAAACCCAAGTGCGCCCAGACACTGACCAAACCAACCTTTGCCCCGAACCAATCTTAGGACATTCGTCAGCCAAATGAACCAATACCCTTTCTGAATTTTTCCACTTTTTAGCTCGCGGTCGTTTTGGCACATACTTTTTAAAACGTGGTTTTTTAACCAACGGCGTATCGTCCACAACACGAAAAGGTGCTTTTAAAAAGTCCGGGATATATAAAAGGTCATCGACCATTAGCCCGCCTCCTCTTTGACTTCATAAAATCGGCTATAAGGTGAACCAGATATTGTGTCACTAAAATCAGCAACCACCTGTCTAACGTTATCAAGCGGCATACTTTTATGAGCGTCATCCATACCTTTCTTAATGCAGTTATATAATAGAAAGGCCTCACCTTCGGTCATCCTTATGGAAAGTTCTGCGTGCTTTTTATGGCTGGTTATTTTCATTTTCTTTCTCCTTTCACCCTTAAAGCCCCTGCGAATTTAATCGCCAGGGGCTGTTAGGGGTTGTTGGTAAATCAGCGCATCGCGCCAGCGTCTCTAAGAGCGGTCCCAGCCTTTTTTCTGGCAACCTGTATCTGATTTCTTATGTGACGTATATCCTCGCGTTTCCTGTCGGATCGGCAACGCTGTTCCTGAGCGCCAAGCTCATTCCATTGTACGCTTAAAAGAACGTGGCAAGTTACTAATGCGTCTTTCATTTTGTTTTCTAAATCGGTCATCTACTTTCTCCTTATTTAATGTTTCAATATAGACAGAATAAGTTATTAATAACTACGTGTAAAGCACATAACGCACTTAAAACGCTATTAAAATCAATAGCTTATAAATTAATTTAGGAGCGTTCCCAGCGATAGAACAAATGTGAGCCGATTTTCGCTGTTAAAGTCTTAACGATTGCCCATTGGGGATTGACGTAATCGGCGTGGTAATGAGTCGCCCCGTGGGTAACGTCCTCGATCCTTCCC